GCAGATGATTTTGAAGTGTTTATTCCTACTGATCATTTCCAGAACTTTGTTTTCAAACCACAGTCAGGTACTTTGTCTGATTCGCGTAGCACTGCAAATAATGGTATTACTGCGTCTGAAATTCATATGTTAGGACCTACAATGACAGTTAGTGATAAATTGTCTGCTGTCTACTGCGGTGAAACTGTATCCTCGATGAGAAATTTTCTTAAGAGATATAATTTGTCTCGTCGGTTAGGAACTGACACAGGAGGCGTAGGAAAATTTCATCAGTACACACTGGCTAATTTCCCAATGTACCGTGGAAATGCGACAGGTGCTGTAGATTCCACAGCCGTATTGGCAGCATATAATTATGCCAACACCGTACATTTACATTGGATTACAACTTGTTTTTCAGGATGGCGAGGTTCCATTCGCTGGAAGACAGTTGTTGGCAACAGTACGTATGATTTCGATTTCCCAAAGATAGAAGCGCAAAGGTTTTCTGATCTTTCTTCTTATCACGAAGCCAGTACCAATAGCTTCACATTGGGTTCAAATTCCTTCAATGCAGAGACAGCTCTAACAATTGAAAACATCACCACAACACGTGGCACAAATGGCATCCCATGCTCTGGAGTAGAAGGCATGGTTGTTACAAATGGTTCTTACAAACAGAATATTGAATTTGAAGTTCCTTTCTACTCCCGTGACAGATTCGTACCAGGTAAAACTGACAATTGGACTGTCAACTTTGTCTACGGCGGCTTTTACTTGGGAGCCGAACAGTATTCATCTAGTAATGGAGTGCTAGATTTATACTGTGCCGCAGGCGAAGATTACCAAGCTTACTTCTGGACAGGCATGCCCCGTCTCTTCTATGAGCAGACTCCACCAGCCCCCTTTCCTTAGGGAGATTTAAACCATCTATAAAGGTTACCGCACTGTGGTCGTGCGGGTCAGGCGTTGCCTGATGGACTATACCGTATTTTAATTTTGTGAAAAATTTTTTATCCGGTGTCGTCCGGTTTTTT